AAAGATAGAATCATAGAAAATTTACCTGGTGATAAAGCTATAGGTCACGTAAGATATAGCACAACTGGTAGTACCGGTGCAGCTACAATATTTTATAATTTGGATTTTGGTGGATTTGCATTAGCACATAATGGTGATTTTACTGACGCTGAATATTGGCGGAAAGAATTGAAAAAAGAAGGTGCTATATTTCAAACTAATACTGATACTGAAATAATACCACATCTATTAGCACGAACAAAAGGAACTAGTCCTATAAATCGTTTGATACAAGTATTAAATAAAGTTAATGGTGCATTTTGTATAGTAGCTTTACTTGATAATAAATTAGTTGTTGCTCGTGATAGTAATGGTTTTCGTCCATTAGTTATAGGACGATATAAAGAAGGTTATGTAGTAGCATCCGAAAGTTGCTCACTTGATTTAATAGGTGCTACAGATATTAAAACTGTTGAACCTGGTGAAGTTATAGTATTCAGTAAAGAAACAAAAGAAATTTACCATTTAGATAAAAAGGTTAAAAAACATTTTTGTATATTTGAACATATCTACTTTTCCAGACCTGATTCAGTTATTGATAACCAATTAGTATATGATGTACGTAAAAGAATAGGTGAAGAATTAGCAAAAGAAACTTACATTGATTCAGATATGGTTGTACCTGTACCTGATTCTGGTAGTGTAGCAGCTTTGGGTTATGCTAATCAATCTAATATTCCTTTTGAATTAGGATTAACACGTAATCACTATGTTGGAAGAACGTTTATAGAACCTACACAACAAATAAGAAATTTAGGTGTTAAATTAAAACATAGTGCTATGCGATTATTTAAAGATAGAGTAATTACTATTATAGATGATTCTATTGTTAGAGGAACAACAGCAAAGAAGATTATAGATTTGATAAGAAATGCAGGTGCTAAAGAAATTCATATGCGTATTTCATCTCCACCAATATCAGGTCCTTGTTGGTATGGTATAGACACACCAAACAGACAAGAACTTATAGCAGGTGCTAGTAGTATAGAAGAAATCAAAGAATTTATTGGTGCAGACTCTTTAAAATATCTTTCTGTTGAAGGATTACATAGAGCAGTACAAGGTAAAGGGTATTGTGACGCTTGTTTTACAGGACAGTATCCTGTAAATAAAAGGAGTAATTAGATGTTAAATGTTGTATGTGTATATTATGGCACAAAATTTCCATTAGATTATGTACAAGTGTTATATAATATGGTGCAAAGGCATTTAACAGTACCTCATAAGTTTATCTGCTTTTCTGACCACGTAAAACCTCTAAAGTTACTAAAAGGTGATATTACTTTTAGAAAGTTTAGATTTAATCAGTATGACGGTTGGTGGAATAAATTACAATTGTTTAGTGAAGAGGCACATTTAACAGGACCTTGCTTATACTTGGATTTAGATGTTGTGATTTTAGATAACATTGATGAAATAGCAACATTTGGTGATGATATGACATTTGGGGTTATTAACGATTTCAACCCTGGCACGAAAGAGTTTAATTCAAGTGTAATGAAATTTAATAATGATGTTGCAACGCAAGTAATATGGAATAAGTTTTTAGAAAATAAAGATAATTTAATGGCATTGCAAGGTGACCAAAATGTGATGTCAAAACTAATAAAAAGTAATGTAAAGATAGCACAAGATAACCTAAAAGTTATGCCAGATGAATGGACGTTTTCTTACAAATGGTATAGTAGAATTGATCCTAGATTTGGTAAAGCTAGATGGACATTTGAAAAAAAACAAAATGCTAAAATTGCTGTGTTTCACGGTAAGCCACAACCACACGAATCCGAACAAAAATGGGTTCAAAAAGAGTGGAATTAGAACAAAACAAGAACGAAATATCCCAAAAAGTCAATAAAATCAACACTTTTTAGTGCTTGACTTCCACTTAAAATAGGTATATTATATACGTATATGATTAAGAAAAACACTATGAACAATCTAAAAGAAAAATCAATGAATACAATGAATCTAGTTTATGCAAGATTAATGGATGATTCTGAATCAAAGTATGGCGATACATTTTATTCATATAATACAATCTATAGAAATATGCCTATAGACCTTGAAAATAAAGCAAAATTAGAATCTACATTTACAAAATTAAAAGAGTATTATGATAATAATACTAAAGACAAACCAGCAAACGATTTAAATTCATCTAAAGTAGAAATTATATTTGGAAAAGAATATTATGAAACTTTTGGTGATGTATATCCAGATGTTTGTAATGATGAAGATTTAAACAGTTTATATAATGATTATGGTCAACTATCTAATGGTAGACAATTTTTTAAAAAAGACTATAATCCAGAATTAACAAAGGAGTACAAATAATGGGTGCAGTTAAAAATATGGCTTGGGATCAAGCAATAGAGTTTATTGGTAAAATTGAAAGCAAGTTATTAGAAGGTGAAATGACTAAAGAAGTTGCTTTAAAGAAACTTACTGAAACAAATTATAACATAGCAATGGAAGGTTTAGACTCTTCTGATAATATAGAAGAGTGGATTGACCTTACAATTGCAGATAGACAAAACGAAGTACAAAAATTAAGAAAGGAAGGTACAATATGAGTCAATTAACAGACGTATATGTAAATAAAGAAGATTTAGGTAAAAATCTTTACAGAAAAAAAACTTACTACACACTTTGCATTGAACAGGATTGTCTTGCTACAAATCAAGATGACGCTGATAAAAAAATGTCAGAATGTGGAATTGAATACGACAAAATCAATAAGGAAATCACCGAAGAAAAAGATGGTGTTGAAACTTATATGGTAGACGCTAACTATACAGATTCAGATAAAACTGAATATCTTGGTAAAGTTGTTTATGATGATTATGACGGTTTAGAAAATGCTAAAGAAAACGGAGATGTTGAAATTTCTACTTATGCAGATGAAACTGATGTCATTAATAACAAAGGCGAAGTTGTTTCAGAAGCAGAAAACGATTGCAATTCTATTCAAAAGTCAATAGACGATTTGGATAAAGTTGAAGCGAAAGCTGATAAGGAATCAGTACCATTTTAATATGACAATAGAAGCAGGAATAGTATTATTTTTATTAGGAATGACCCTAACGATAGTTGGGTTGTTTCTTGCTTACTATTATGGAAGTAAATCTAAAGAGAGAAAAGAATATCCACCAGCGTTAAGAGATTACTACGGTAAAAAATATATTAATGGAGAAGATGATGAAAAATAAAGTGAAAAAACTTTTAGGGATTTTTGTATTAGGTTTGTTGTTAACACAATTACAATATCAAACACTTAAAGCTAGCAACCACGAAATTATGAATGGTGTTGAAATGGCTGCTGTCGTTTATGACGGTGAAGATTTAGTAAAAGCTCAGGTAATAAAAACTTGTTTGTATGATATGGGTGGTTGGATTATACCATTATACTTACATAATATAAATGGCGATACTTTAGAAGGAACTGATAGGGATGGTAGATACGGAGGTTTACCATTAGACCAAAATATAATAGTAAGAGTTAAATTGGAATTCAATGATAAAGGTTTTGTTAATAAAGCTACATTTGTTAATACAAGAGTTAATGAAAGTTGGACAAGACATATTTTTTTAGCTTTAGCTGCAAGTGCTGATTTAGCAATAATAATGTGTCAACCAGGAAATGGTTATTTTGAAACAGCACCAAAACATTTATGGTTAAATTTAAATTGGAGAAAAGCAACAAAATAGAAATAATAATGAAATATAACGAAGATAAAATATTAAACGAAATTTTAGAATATATTAAAGGTACATATTCAAAACACTATTCAACTACTAAAGAAGGTTTCCAAGTACAAGATTTATTAAGACATTTAGATATAGACAAAGATTTTAGTTTATCAAATGCAATAAAATATCTTATGAGATATGGTAAAAAAGATGGAAAAAACAAATTAGATTTATATAAAGCAGTACATTATATTGTATTGTTAATATCAAGTGAACAAAATGGTAAGAAATAGTATTATATACAAAAAAATGAAATTCTTTTATCTTGTAGATAAAGAAGATAAAAGTATATGTGATAAATGCGGTAGTGAGATACCTGCAAGTGAGAGATTATCAATTGAAGGTGATACATATAAATCAGCAGAATTTTTAATTAAAGGAAAAAACGAAGTACAAGAGTACATATTAAACAAAGATTTAAGACAAAGAATAGGAGGAACAACGTTATGACAACAGACATAGAAAAAGAAGCATTGAATCCTTTAGGTAAATATAAGTTGGTAGAAGATAAACAATTAGAACTACCTTTAGAAGAACCTGAAGATTCAAAAATTGATACTATGATTCAATTAGAAAACGAAGCAAAACAAGGAAAGTAAAGAGAGGTAAATAATGAACAAAGAAAAAATGATAGAAGCGTTAAGAAAGATATTAAAAGTTTATCATTATGAAAGTAAAGAACAACATATTTCAAAAGATGTTGTTACAAGTTTAGAAAACTTGTTAGGGAGTTTATTGAAATAATGAAAAAAGAAACAAAGAAATTTATTATAGAATTTTTAGAGTTTTGGCCGTTGAGTATAGTAACTCCAGTTATGATACTATTAATTCTATTTGGAAATCATTTAGGATGGTAATATGAGTGGAAATGGAATGATATATTTAATCAGTTTTATTATACTAATGGGTGGTTTAATTTATATGATATTTCTTTCAAATGAAATGAGTTTAATTATTGAAAGATTATCAAAAAGAACTAAAAGCCTTATGAATAAAGTTGAAAAAATTAGTAAAGAAACAGATACAGATAAAGATTAAATGAGAATAGGCGATAAAATAGTAAAAGAAGAAGAAGGTTTAGACGAATTAGTAAATTATATGTTCTTTAATAATAAGATATTAAAGTTGGTAAAATACGCTACCCAATTAATGACCGTAGGTCAGAAAAATACTTTGATTACTGAATTAAGACTAATTAAAAAACAGATGGAAAGAGATAAAGAGAATGGGTAAAAGAGATTTTAGAACTAGATTAAATCCAGGTGCTGATTTACAGACCGAAACTGTAACAATTTCAAAGAAAGAATATGAAGATTTAACAAATGACAAATCATATATTGCAGATGAAGAGATACAAAAAATGATATCTACCTTGCAATCTGTGGTTGATAAACTAATCAGATGGTATCACAAATAATGAAAAATCACTGTATAGCAGACTATGGGAAGTGTGTAGAATCGCCGCCTATGACGTTGCTAGAACGTTTAAAAGTGCGAAAAATGAGTAAAATAAGGGTTAATCTCACTATTGACATTTAGAGAGATTTCCTGTATAATGATAACAACAATTGAAAAATAGGGAGAAAATTATATTATGAGTGCTATGTACAACCAAGAAAACGTATGGAAAGAGTTTGATATTGCAAAAGCAAAAGATATTAAACTATCAAAAAAGAAGTCAGACGAAGATAAAGAAAACGATATCCACAAAAATCGTATTAAGTTTTGTAAAGAACACGCAGAATTAAAAAAACAATCACCAGAAAGTTATGAACACGGATTAAGAATAAATTTTGATAATTTATTGAAAGCTTATGAGAGTCCTAATCCTAGAGACCATTTTTATATGTCAGTATTCGGTAAAACGTATGCAGAAAAAATGGCAGAACAAGAAGCAGAACCAGATATAGATGAAAAAAAATCAAAATAACGAAATACTAGACCCTATGCAAACTGTATGTGATAATTTCCACGATTGGATTCAAAAGGAAATGAAACAGTATGATCCAATTATGGTTCAGATGACAGTATTAGGTCAAATGTTAAAAATTATGAAGTCAATAATGCCTATAAAGGATTATGACTCTATGATGGACACGGTTTATGAATCAAAAGATAGGATTGAACCGTTTAAAAAACACTTATTACATTAAGGAGGAAAATATGAATAAGTTTATAACAATTATTGCCGCTCTTATGTTAACTGGAACAGTTGCATTAGCAGATGACAATATGATTACAAATAAGATTAATGATGTATCAAACACCGTTAAAACATTTGTAGTTAATGAGAAGGAAAAGACAATTGCATATCAAAAGAAGTCTTGGGCAGAAGCAAGAGTGCAATTGGCAGGAATATTCCAAACATTATCAAATCTATTTAACAAAAATAAAGAAGAAGATAATAATGGATGATTTCCACGTAACAAGTCCCAACGATGGAACACATTGGATTAGACCAGTATCCGCAAGTGCGGAAACTTGGTGGCAGAAAAACAATATGTCAAAATTTGTTGTTGATAATAATGAAAATCATTACATTGTAATGAGTAAAGACGGAAGGAACATTTGTGAACAAATACGCAAAACTAATATGTCTATTAGCGATTAGTTTATTTTTAACTAATTGTGCGAATAGGTCACATCAAGGTGCTGTCTTGGGTGCAACAACAGGAACAACTTTATGTTTACAGTACATATCAGACAATCCATATTTGATTGCTACGTGTGCTGTAGGCGCTGCCTTTGCAGGTGCAGAAATTTTATATAAAGGTGATAGGGATGTACATAATGCCGTATTTGTAGACCATTTGAATACAAGTCCAAATGGTTCTTCATATACGAACTGGTATAATGAAATAACAGGAAATAGTGGAATTATACACATAACAAAATCATATATGGTCGGACCTATTAAATGTAAAGATTATGACCATACAGTAGATATAACAAATCATTGGCCGTTGATAGGTATTGGTGGAGTGACTAGAAAAGTAACATTTGGAGTTGCTTGTCAGTTACCAGATGGACAATGGATAGAAAAACCAACAGGAGTTAATTAATGAATAAAAAAATTATTAAAGAATTAAGAAAGATTCTAAAAAATTATCATTATGATAGTAAAGAACAACATATCAGTAAAGATGTTGTTACAAGTTTAGAAAATTTATTAGGATATATTTTAAGAAAAACTAATGCATAATCCAGATAAAATTGTAGTTACAACAATATTAATAGTGCTATTACTATGTGCATATGCAGTAAGTGGCGCTCAAGCGGCAGACCAAGAAAACAAAATTTTATATAATAATGTTAGAGAAGTTAAAAATGATACAGAACAATATTGTTTTATTAAAATACTTATTAAAGAAAAAGATGGAGTGGTATCAAAAGAAGAAGAGTTATACTGCTCTGATGGAAGAAAAGGAATTGACACCCCTAGTTATTGGGAGTTGTTTGCTCAGTTTTACTACCGTGATATTACTACACCAGAGTATTGTAGATATTACAGTAGAAAAAAACACGCTTTTAAATCGTACGGAAAAGTGTGCTTAAATGAGTACGGAGAATGGAAGGTAAAATGATAAAGAATATTATCATAATAATGCTTCTGTTAGTGATTGTATATGGAGTAAGTGCTACAGACTTTTTGGGCTATGCTCAATCTAGCATTGACTTATTACAAGAACTATTATATAATGTACAAAGGAGTGTGAAAAACTAATGAACAAATACATTAAGATTTTATCAGTTGCAGTACTTGGTCTATTAATGACTAATTGTGCAGGCAATTATAAAATTAAAAATGAAACTGGAAAAGTAGTTAATTCCGTTCCAAAATGGTATATGAACGATTTTTCTGAAACTAAAGCTTGCAATATTGCAAGATTTGGTAAAGAGAAAGAAAAACAATGTATCTTTGGACTTGGAACTAGCGTTTCACCAGATTTGAATCTCGCTATTGAGAAAGCAAAAATGATTGCGAAAGCAGAAATTGCTGATATAATCAAAGGCGAAATGAACAAGCAGTCTAAACAGTTTATTACCGAATTAGGTAAATCAAACAGTAAGACAGTTGTTAGTGAAGTTGAATCAGTATTGGTCAATGTTATTAAAGATACACCAGTTAGAGGATATGAAATCTTTGCTCAAGAGGTAACGTTAACAAAAAATGGTTACTATAGAGCTTGGATTGGTTTGAGATTGCCATTAGGTGAATATAACAAAATGTTCAACTATACAATAGAACAAGCTACAGACGCTTATAACTTAAAGTATCACGCTAACAAATCATTTGAAAATCTTTTGAAAAAGGATAACGAAAATGATGAGTCAGCAAATACTAACTAAAAATATCACAGTATATACAAAAGAAAATTGTGTGTACTGTGTTAAGGCGAAGGCCTTATTAAAAGGCCTTGGCCTAGAATTTCAAGAAAAGAAACTAGAAGAATTTAAATCTGTTGACGCAATGATAGCAGATATAGGGAAAAAAGTACGAGCAATGCCACAAATTAAAATAGATAAAGAATTAATTGGTGGTTATAATCAACTTATAGAATATTTTAATAATAAGAAATTAGTGAATTACAAAGGTGATATAGTACGTGATTAACGATAAAGATAAAAAGAAGAGTGCTAAAATAATTTTATTTCCAAAAGGAAAAATCAAAAAGAAAATAACTCAACCTCAAGACTCACCCTTTTTATTAAGATTAAAAGAACAGCAAACTAGAGAATTTATAGAAGGTAGTGTAGATGAAATTGGTTTTGATTTGTTAAAGAAATTTGTAGATATGGGTTTAAAAACAACTAAAGAATCATTTACAAAAGACCTTGCATTGGTAATTGATTGTATAAGAGGTTTAATTTATAGAGATTTTAATATAGCACACGCTGCTCAATTACTTTCAAATAAAATGGTATCAGTAAGATTTAATAGAGGTGGTAAAGCTTCATCAGCAAGGATAGATTATTCAGATTTTTTAAAAGACCAAGTGAAAAAACAAAAACCACCAAATGTTTTTAATAAAGAATTAAAAGAAGAGATAAACGATTTAAGGGATGGGTCAGATATGTTTGAATCCGATATGGATTTAAATGGTGATAAACCACCTGACAAGCCCAAATGAATTCCGGTTAAGGAATAGTCCCAGCGGACTTTAAATAGCAATAATAAAGGAGAATTAAACAATGTTTAATTTTAAATGGTTCGGTAAAGACGAACTTAAAGTTGTGGGAACTCGTAAAAGAGTACTACACACTAGAGGCAGAAAAGCCTTATCAAAAACAAAAAAGGTTTTAAACCTTTTAGAGAAAGGCGAACCTGTAACTTGGAAAACTTTGAGAAACAGATTTGACCTTCGTTCACCTAGAGCAATGGTGGACAAATTAAGATCCAATGGTAATATGGTATATATTAACAAAGGGTCTAAAGGTACTTCGTACAGAATAGGCGAACCAACAAGAGCAATAATTGCTGCTGGTATAACTAAACTTTACGGTACAGAATACGCTTACTAAAGCGTAACAGAATCGTAACCAATACGATTGATATAGGCGACTATAACAGGTCGCCTGTATTTTAAGAGTATAAATAGGTATATGATTAATATTAAAAATTGGAGAATATAATGGCAGACGAACTAAAACAACATCCATCATTAATGAGCAGGACTTCTATGGAAGCAATGGCCAGAACAGCAGGGTCAACTGACTTATTATTTTCAGAAATACTAACGAAGGTAAATAACGCAAAAACTAAAACAGAAAAGGTAGAGGTTTTAAAACAATATGACCATCCATCTTTAAGGATGATATTAAAAGGATCATTTGATCCTACTGTTGAGTGGGAACTACCAGAAGGAACACCGCCTTATATGGCAAATCCTTCACCAAAAGGTACTGAACACACAATATTGAAAACTGAAGCAAAACGATTGTGGCATTTTGTCAAAGGTGCAGATAATAAAACAACAAGAACTCAAAAAGAAACTTTGTTTATTCAAATGCTAGAAGGATTACATAGTGATGAAGCAGGTCTATTACTTAATGTAAAGAATAAAGAATTACATAGAGTTTATAAGGGTTTAAGTGATTCGGTAGTAAAAGAAGCGTTTGGATGGAACGAATTGTATCAAAAATTAGAACAAAAATAGAACATTTTAAAGTAAGTATTATCTAAATCGTTGATTTTACTCACTTTTTTAATGAAAATACTACTTGACTCTAGTAACTTTTTAGTCTATACTGGACGTATAAAGAATAAATAATATGAAAGAGAGAAATATATAATGAAAACGATATTGAAAGTGATAATGGTATTTGTATTATTGTGGGGTTGGGTTGCATATGAATTCCACAAAGGATATGCAAATGCAGATGAATATAACGAGGCAGTAGTAGCACACGTAATTACACAAGTATTACAAAGTAATGATGTTGACGCAACTGCTTTATTAGAATCGCAGTTAGAGAGAATAGTATATAATATGATTACGGAGTTTAGTGGTGTATTACAAGAACACCTACCAAATATACTAGATAGTCTTGCTAGTGAAATCAGACAAAAAAATGATGAAGAGTTTAAATGTGCTCTTTTGAAGAATAGTCATTATGAGTGTAACTGAAGCAATATACGAAACATTGCAAATAATTTATAGTTTTATACCCAAAGAATTGTTTATTGTAATTCTTGGGTCATTTATATTATATGGTTTTTTAGAATACGGAGATAGAAAAAACAAGCAATGCCAAGTCAAAGAAAACAAAAAGTCAAAAAAAGATTAAAGAGAGAGCTTTTATCTGTGAGAAAATACAAGACTACATATAAAGATATTAAAAAGTATTTCAGATTAATCAATGAGAACGTTTTTAATGGGAAATTATCTCCTTTTAGTGATATCAATATAATGGATATGAATAGAAAAAAATGTATTGCTCAAGTGCTTATATTGGAATGGAAAAGAAAAGGAACAAATCAATATAATTTAGAAATGGATAAGACGTATAGAACTAAAAAAGAATTTGTTGATACGTTAGGACACGAAATGATACATTTGTATCAGATGGCAAATTTAGGAGATACAGGAAATCATAACGATACATTTTTCAGTTTTAGACCTAAATTAAATGCTATTGGTTTAGATATATAATAAATAAGATTATGAATAAAGTGAGGAGATAAAGTGAGAAAAACAAAAGAATTAGACGCTTATTTAAAAAGAATAATATTAAAAGTTCCAGATGAACTTCAAAGATTTTTAGATGATGATGAAGGTGAATTTACAATGATTTATTA